CATGATCATCAATGATAGAAAAAGAACTATCATGATTATTTAAAGATAAAGATATGTGTTTCATTAATGAATAAATCTAAACATTAAATTATTCTTCAATCTCTTGTCCGCCAGTCCGTCTCATCCTCATCACGCTTAAACCAATCATGTAGATCATCTGGATTATCAAAACCACGACGACCAAATCTTTCATGTCCCAATCCACCAATATCAAGTTTATTCATAAAGTCATCCATTTCATCCATTTCTGGATTTTCTGCTCTTCTACGTGCCTGACGAAGCATTGTTCCAGCAGAACGATTTGCTTTTGCAAGTTTCTCTGCCCAAATCATTTCATTAAGTTCTACTGTTTCTCTTTTAACGATCTTTTCACAAATTTCTTCAAGACGAAGACGATACTGCGTAGAAAGCATATCTTTCTCCAGATATAAATTTATTTATTAATATGAAGCATGGATTCCAATTCATTAATTTGTTGAAATTCTTGATGAGCTTTTTCAGACCGCTCATTCAGAATATCCAAAATATCTGCAATGATGACAGAGTTGTCCACATAATCATCCAAATATTTGTCAAGAGATTCTTTTAGATAACGATACCGATGCCACTCGGGTGAATAAGGTTTATACATGATAAGGGTATTGTAATGATCGAATCATACCATGGTTTTAAAACTTTGTCAACGTTCTATGTAACTCAGAGTGTGATTCTGAGCATAGAGTTGTTGAATAATTATCTCACATCCAATCTTAGGATTACAATCTCCACATGTGTAAACATCAACTGCTGCTTTCCCTTCTTCGGGCCATGTGTGAATGCTGATATGACTTTCAGACAATAAACAAATTACGGTGACACCTTGAGGATCAAACTTCTTTGAGATTGTCTGAACTACCGTAGCGCCACTAGAGACTGCAGCATTTTCTAATAGATCTATAAGGCATTGCTCATCATCCAATAAGACAAACGAACACCCATACAAATTTAAAAGATAATGCTTACCCATCTTCTTCCAGTTCCTTAAGTAAATCACTCACAAGAGTTTCTGTTCCATCCATAGTTTTAATTTCAAAGAGAGTCGATCTCTGGTATCTTTTAATTCTTTTATATACCTTTAAGACTTCTTGGAGTTTACTCTTATCAATTGAAACTTCAATCTTCTCTTCACTAAACCCTGCACTCATTTTTTATTTTTCTCCTTATTAGATTGCCAAAGTCTTGGATTCACTCTTCCATCTGTCCATTTTATATTTTTCAAACCCTCACGATATTTATCCCAATACATATCAAAGATTTCAACTTGTTTGTTGCAAATTACAATATCGTAAAAGGTTTCTTCATCAGAGATATAAGTAACGATATAAGAATTTAAAGGTAGTGCCTTATCTTTCGCTACCGATTTTTCACATTTCTGATGAAGAACATAACACATCAGGAGCGTCCCCCCCAAGTAATATCTGGATAGGCTTCTTTAACAACATCAAGACTAATTTTATACTTATCCGTAAGTCGCTTATCTTTTACCAGACACAAGATCTCAGCTTCATTTGGATACAGACCTTCTAAAATTTGAATGAAGATAGTCTCTCTACGAATCGTAGGAAGACTGTCGTTGCCACCTTTTACAAAGTTATAGAAGTGCTTGAACTCACGTCTCAGAGAAGAGTGATCAGTTCCCAGTGGGTTTTCATTTGCTTTGAATGGAACTTCGCCAGGGGGAAGAACCGAAATAATTGATTCGTCAAAGTTCCAGATGAGTAACGATTTCAGTGCGTCGTTCTCATACTCTTTCAGAATTTCAACTTTTTTTGCATTCGTTTTTTGTTTTGCAACGAGATCTAAAATCTCATGCATAAACGGATTGGGTGGAAGTTTGGTGTCGGTTTCAGTCGTCGCCTTCTTCGTCTTCGTCGTTGTAGTCATAATCGTTTTCAAATCTCACTGCTAAAATTTCATCGGGAATGATGTTTCCATTTGAGTCAAACATCTCTGGGTGAGTATACACTGGCGAAGTTTGATAAAAATGTTCTTTGGCCATCCATCCTATTACACCACCAACAAAAAAGAACATTATTGAAACTAATGTGCCGATGGTAAGTGCTACTGCTAACATTTTAGTTCTCCAGAGAGTTATTTTTTCCTAATGTCGAAGTGAAATTCGATGAAGAAATGATACTCTCGGCGGAACAAAGAGATCATTTTACCAAACTTCACTTGAAAAGTTTTTGGTTTTGATTCTCTCCTCCGTCTATTGCGTAGTAGTAATTCAACTCCCCGATTTATTTCGGGTTCGTTTCTATTTAGTTTGCTTCTTCCGCCGCCCGCGCCTCTTGTCATGATTGTATTTCCATGCATCTTCTAAGATGCCGTGTAAGTAATTTCTAATTTTTCTGGCTTCTGGTTTGGGAATATGTCCGTATCCCTCACGAAGTTGTTTGTGCATCTCATCAGCACCACCCTCTAGATATTCATCAAGATCCATTACAAGATTGCTGATCTCATTTGCGGTGGGACTTTCAATAAACTCTTCAACTTCTGTTTTTTTTGTTCCACGAATCTTGAGATAGTCATAGAACTTCATTACAAATTGACCATTGAAAGCGTAGTCAATGGCCTTTTCTACATCGGAATAAACTTCATAAGAGTTAGTTTCCATTAAACCAGATTCTGCTCCTTCAGATATTGAACGGTGTCGGTGCATCCACCAATGTGTTTGTCATTGACAACTACTTGTGGGAAGGTAGAACCTTCTCCAAATTCTGCGTAGAATTCTTCTCTTGTAAAGTCGATATTCAATTTGTAGACTACATACTGCAGTTCTGCTAATTGTAGCACTTGTTGCACCTTAACGCAATAGGGGCAACCATCTTTTGAATAGACTGTAAATTTCATAGTTTTATGTGTTAAGTGTTTTCTATCCAATTTTTAAATGAGAAAATTCCCCACTGAGAATATTCATATTGTGAGAGTATTATTTTATTAGTTTTTGCTTCTTGGATCATACTCTCAAATTCATTGTCTGGAGTAAATGGTAATGTCTTTGCATACTCCCAAAATGGAGTATTGAATTTAGAACCAAATTGATAATGCCACAAAACAAAGTTTTGAATTTTAAACATTTCGTTTCTAATATTTTGATTACAAACTTCAGTGTTCGCACCATCAACAATATAATCCCAAGCATACTGACATACTTTCTGATAAAACGCAACAGAACTAGCTTCCAAAGGTTCTAAAAATGAACCTCGATTTCCATTTAAAATAGTTCTTTTGCCTTCAAAAAAATTCTTGGCAATGTAATTTTTAAATTCTAAATGTCCATCAGGAATAACTCCAAACATATCAATTAAATTTTTAGCAGCATCCTTTTTATCAGTTATAGTATCATTAAAAATATAACCATAAGAAACACTATCATGGTTTGGAATTACAAATGTCCATCCATCAGGAGTTGCTACGCATCTAGTGTAATGTAAACTTGGATCTGGAGTATTATCTCTGCCAAGTATTACAGAATTCAATGGGTTTATAAGTTTTTCATATAGATCTTCATTTCTATTATGCCTACCTCGGCAATCAAAAATGTGATCTGCATCAACTTCTTCTTCTGGATTTTGAATATTTTTTTCTATAACCTCAAATAGTCCACAGGTTAAAATTAGTTTTGATAATAGTTGTGGGATATAATGAATAGAACAAGCATCTAACGGAAACGGATGAAAGTTTTTTTCTGTTTTTGTACCCCAATTTTCATAAAGAATTCCGTCTTTTCTAGTTCCTTTTACAAAATCAATTTGATTATACCAATTTATACCAAAAACCGAATGGAATAACCTTGGAATTACTAATGTTGTTCCTTGACCAACTCTTTCAATTGGAAATGATGGATCATGATATATGGTAATGCGATCAAAATGATCTTGACCATAAAGATAGTAATGCATTGCAGTAATACATGCAGCATTTCCCGCACCAATAATTGCAATCTTTTTCTTTCTGGTTATCATACTCATATACAGACTGAAAAATATTTAGAGAAAATAAAAGGAGGGTTTCCCCTCCTAGTATATCACAGAGCATTGCCTCGGGGCAATACTTCTTCTGGGAATACAAAGTTCTCATGGGGTTGATCTACTGGAGCCATCCACGCTCTAAGTCCCTCATTAAGGAGGATATTCTTCGTGTAGAATGTCTCAAACTCTGGATCCTCTGCCGCTCTAACTTCCTGCGATACAAAATCATAAGCACGCAGATTAAGTGCAAGACCGATGATACCAATAGAAGAAGTCCAGAGACCCATAACTGGTACGAAAAGCATAAAGAAGTGCAACCAACGCTTATTAGAAAAAGCGATACCGAAGATCTGAGACCAGAATCGGTTCGCCGTAACCATTGAGTAAGTCTCTTCCTCTTGAGTCGGTTCAAAACCTTTGAACGTATTTGATGCATCACCATCTTCATAAAGTGTATTCTCTACAGTTGCTCCGTGAATGGCACAGAGCAGTGCTCCTCCCAGTATACCAGCAACTCCCATCATATGGAAGGGATTGAGCGTCCAATTGTGGAATCCCTGGAGGAATAGAAGGAAGCG